ATCTTTGGTATTATTATACGATTATAGATGGAATCAAGGTACCTTTTACGTTTAAAAAAAAGAAGAGTATTGGGTTTCCAGGATGTGATTCCGTTTCATCCAAAGATATCGTTCAGGTAGAAGGAGAAGACTGGATGGTAGAGTTATATGAAGCTTCCAGCTTCACCTGGTAGGGGTAAGCCCCTACGACCCTGTTATTGAAATAATTAAATGGGGGTTGTAGGGGGCTCGCCCCCTACCCAAGAAAAGGTTTCATCCCCTGTAATCCTACGAAGGATAAGATTAACGGCACGATGCTCCATACACGTCTGAATTGCTTCCTTTTCCGAGAAAAACTCGTAAAAGGAAACTCTGGTAGAAAATATCATAGACTTTACAAATGGTTTATTGTCTAAGTTGCGTACGTTTTCAAATTCAAAATAACATCCCCACCCAGTAGAAGGATAAGCATATTCAGTCCATCGTTTTCCTTTGTAAATACCTCTGAATTGATCGTTTATTTTATATTCTTTATTGTACTCCAAGTTTACATGATCCACCGTCTTAAATCCCATTTTATAAATGCCATGAAAGAAAACGTTTCAATTTTTGAACCTTCCAGGTTCACCGGGTAATAACGGGGTTGTAGGGGGCTCGCCCCTACAAGGGAGGTGCGGAGAAGCTTCCAGCTTCAACGGGGTTATAGGGGCTCGCCCCTATTCCGGAGGTTCTGCCTACCGGGCATTCATGAGCGCAGCATTTCCTCCTACAAAGGATAAAATGTTATACCTTTCTTCAATGACAAGAACATTATAGGTATAGTTATAAAGAGAGGTGGATGATTTGGTCACTCCTACGGATTCACCCGTCAATGGATCACAAATGGGAAAATACAAGGCATTTTGATTCAACGTAGGTGTAATCGTATTCACTTCTAGCTCAATCAATGAATATTTAGACAGGTTAATGGCACCTGATGGTTGTAAAGAAAAAGGATCCGTTTTCAAACAAAAGTTATACGTATACAGTCCATCCAAGGAGGTAAACCCACCACCTTGACTCGTTAAATATTGTTGCTCGTATCGGTACATGGTAGATTGACGCATTTCTTCACGTACTGTACCATCCAGAGTAATACCCAAGTATAAGGGTATATCTTTTACATTTTCTTGCGAATAAGATGGCATGATAAAAATAGGATTGCCTGAGGTATCTTCCATGGTAGTCGCCACTACATCGTTCGGTAAATAATCATAAGGCCAATTGGTAAAGTTACTCCATTCATTACGTGTGTATACGTCGGATCTTTGAAACAAAATCATCCAATTTAATACTAAATCAGTAGAATTTTGCAACCATAATTTATCCGTTACCGATATACCATAAAACCATGTGTTGTAGAGCTCACGTACTAAATATTTTTGTTCTTTACTGGCAAAGAGGTATGCCTCTTCTTCTGATAAAAAACAATACGTACATGATAAATGGGCACCTTCATTCCAAGAGGTCACTTTAGAGTATTGATCCAACATTTCTGGTGGTGAATTCAAAAAGTAATAAAACTGATGGTTTGGATTCGTAAAAGAAGGAGCAATGACCGTTTTGGTATTGTCTACGTCTTTGATTTGAAATAATTCGCGAATGGGACGCACCGTTATCTCTATTTGCAATTCATTGTACTGGAGACATACGAGGGGAAAGGCTTGCTGTGCATTCAAGGCCCACCAAATAGGTATAGGAACACGAATCTGTCTTCCGCGAATAGATGGTTCTGATCCATTCGCTTTATAAGAAGCAGTGTCTTGGTACATGGCATTTGGATAAATTCCGTTATGGTATCCTGCAGGGTTATAGAGCTCTGGAATATTTCCTATCATTTCATCCCATTTTGCTTTTTCAGTAGAGGTGAGGTCACGATTGGCCATGGCGACCATGTCCTGACCCGACATTTGTTGAATCAATGCGCCACCGATAGTGAAACGTATGTTGCGAATCATCATGGCACCTATATTTTTAATCCATTGAAATTCATATGGTATAGAACTCACACCATCTGTAAATAGGGGGCTGTAAATGTCAGGTAATTGAATGACAAAATAAGTATCTTTTAATAACTCGGCATACCTCTTTACTTTAAAATTATAAATGGTATCTGAATTTAATTGTAACTGGCGTAACCCTTCATATTCTAAACGAAAATTTTGTAATCCAAAATTGGTAATTTGTTTATAAACACTAGACCAATACGTTTTTTGTGGATTCCCATACATGATTGTATTTTGAGATCCGCCGGATACTAAATTTAACAATCCTCCTGCCATGAATAAGTAAGATATTTTGTATTTAATAGGGTAGGTGGTTTATATTTTAATAAATCTACTGTTTTGAAAGTAGTGGTAGTTGGAAACTCGGCAATACCATAAATATCTTGTAGTAGAAGCCATTCAAACAATCCACCGGCGTACAGATAAACATTTCCTCCTAATTTACGTATTTGTTCATATTTATGAAAAATAGTTTCATCGTTACAATGTCTACCGTAAACAAAAATGGGATTCTTTTTTTGAATGGCTAACTCTACAGCCTTTATTTCTTTTTCCCATGAAATCGTTCCCGCAATTAACATGGACTGTTCAGTAGAAGGCAACGTATTGAGAATCAAGGATTCATTCTTTTGTGCAAATTGAATGTCTTCAAAATTAATACGTTGAATAGGTATATTACCCATTTAGTAAATGAGACCATTTAATAAAAAAGAATAGAACTTATTTGAATCATAAAATTGAAACGCTTCTTTCTTCATCCTTTGTATAGAATGATTCTTCCACCGATTCTTTGCAACCATGGTGTCAACATCAAGGAGGCACTGGAAAAGTATCTTGGTGTAGAATGCGTCAAGAAAGTAATCGTGGAAGAGCAATTCACTCACGTGACATTTAAACCAGTACCCGTCACAGATAAACTGCGTCAGTTTATTCGTGAATTGACAGAGGAAGTTGTCATTCATCACGAAGGCCGAACTTATACCATTCAGTCTGAGTATTTGGATCTTTAATTTTCAAGTAAAGTCACGAATCATCAAAATCATCAAAATCATCTTTTTTTGAGGTAAATCATCCAATCATTAAATTGTTTCTTGCACTTTCTTGTCTTTGTCTTTCGTTGTCTTCGTCTCTTGTATTTTGTAGCCATAGTATATGGAAGTAAAAAAGATAAAGACCATTCGTATTCCACCTTCGTACACTGAATATTATACCCTTCAGCGTAAATACAAGTCCAAATGTCCCAACTGTAAAAAGAGCCCCCTTGTCTTTTCCGAAGTTGAGAGAACGTTAACCGTCGTCTGTCAAACACCCTCTTGCAAAAGCAACATGGAGATTATTATTCCCACCTACCTTACCTTTGATCAACTCTACCAATCTCAACAACAAGACTACATGAACATTACCAATCATGTCTTACGCGAAAAGTTTGATCTCATGTTTGAATACAAAAAGACAACCGATCTAGCTACTCTGAAATCCGACTATTTACAAAAGAAACGTATCTACGAAGATACGCAACGTCGCCATGAAGAACAAAGTCAAGCACGCGAGAAGAAGAAGCGTGACCTTGAAGCCCATCGTGAAGAAATGATTCAATCCCTACGCGCTGGAAAACCCATCAAAGAAGATCTCAATGGTATCCTCAATGATATTCACCGCAGCAATTACATGAAGATTGGTCAGGAACCCGTTCTTGTTCCCGAATTTGAACGCGACATTTTAAGCTACGCTATGTAAACTATGCGTATAAGGATTTTTCTTGAATGCATCTAATAAATCAGTCGTGTTACGGTCTGGCTCTGCATATTTATTTGCATTACGAATCCCGCCATATAATTCTGCACTAGGTGAAACGTTGGCAATAGAGGATCCCATACCGCCCATGTAGGGCGTGTGAGTGGCAGACCGATTGGTAGACGTCACTTGGTTAATGGTAGAGTTGAACGTTTGTATATTTCCACCTGCAATACGTCCATGCGTCATGCGATTTGCTGAAATAGACGCACTCAAATCGGCTTGCATAGACATGGGCTGAGGCATCACACTCATCCCTGTACCCATGTAGGGGACTGACGTGGTCTCGCGTTCCGTGTGTCCAACCTGTTGTTCACTTATCTGATACCCGCCATCCGTAATGGGTGCATAAGCGCGCCCTCCTGCATCATAGGCGTTATACATGGTTCCTTGTTTAATGGTTGGTGCTACGTAGACATCTTTTACCGTAGGGTTGGCGACAGTAGACCCTGCATTTCCTTGACGTGTCAACCCTACAATATCTTCTTTACGTGTAGGCCGAAGTAAATCGGTTACGGGAGCCGTAATGGCGCTGATGAGGCCACCCATTCCGCCAAATACAGAGGCATTTTGAAAAGTACGATTGGTAGGTGCTAATGGGTTCATAGACCCATAGCCGGTTCTCTCTACGGCAGCTTGAGCTGGTGTAAAGGGCACGCTCCCCAACTGTTGTTTGTTATCAGGCCGATACATGCCTTGTTTCGCTTGACTTTGGACTCCGCCATTACCTGCAGGACCCGTATACGATTTGGTAGTGGTGGCACGATGAATGGTTGGGTCCGGCTGAATGGACTGTTGGGTAGGACCTAACACGGAACCCGTGGTGGTGAGGTAGCGATCGGGTGAATTGATAAAAAATTTATCAGGGAGATACTTTTCTACTTTTCCTTCAATACCTAAATTTTTTACCAAGGTTTGCGCAGGTCCTTCATGTTGTTCCAAGGTAAAGGTTGTTTTAGGTTTCGTGGCAACTCTCAACTGATTGACGGTTTTGTCAATCCATTGGTCTCTTGCCTCTGTACCGGAGTTGAACCCACCGCTACCTTGAGAAGAAAACCCCTTATTCATACCGGGGGCTACATGTGTTTCTTGAAAGGGTTTTACGTTGTGCATGTTTTGACTTGGGTTGACGCGTGACTGATAAAAGTCACTTTGATTTGGGGCACCGTTCGCCCATTGTGTATTATCTTGAGGTTTGAATAAGGGTGCATTTTCAGACTTTGTTATTTTGAGGGATCCGCTACCTACCGTATTGTCTAAGATTTGTTCAGATTGATTAAAATCTTTCAAGGAATCGCCTATATTTTTTGTTTTACCGAAAAAGGGTACCATGTTTTCAGAGTAATCATTGAGATTGACTTTTCTTCCGGCTAAATCCGTAAATTGTGGTTTGTCGGATTCTTTCAAGTAGGTAGGATCAGGTTGGAAATATTTATCCGTCAGTTGATTGGGTTTAGGATAATCATTGATAAAGGGTTCTTTTTTATTAGAAATGAGATATAATCCACCCAGAGCTACTAAAGGTATTGCTAATTCCATATCATACTAAAACATTTTTATTGTACCAAATGTACATAAGAATACCAAGGATCGCTATGGTAAAAAGTATCTTGGTACGTTCCTGCCAAAGTCGTTTTAACCTCGTTGGCCTGGTTTCAAAGTATTTGGAGAACTCTTCATAGTGTTCCTGTAGGGTAATCGTTGGCTTTTCTAGCCTTGTATTGATACTATTATGAATATGATGAACCCATGTAATGAAATCTTCACGAGAGTCCAAGTAGGGTGACACTGGATTTTTTTGCAAGACGT